GGCCGAGGCCGAAACGCCCGCCGCCAACCGCAACAAGGCCGACGCGCAGGCCGCAGCCCGCGCATCCGCGCAGCCGCCGGCCATCAATGGCGGGGTGAGCAGTGCCGGGGGGCCAATTGGCAACGTGGACTTCGCCAACATGAAGCCGGGGCAGTTCTCGAAGCTCTCGAAAGACCAGCAAGCCGCAGCGCTTGGCGGTGCCGACGCGCTGTAACCCGCAACACCAGCAAGCCCGCGATGGTGCCGGAAGGCACCTCCGTTTGCGGGTCGCTCGCCGAGTACGGCGCTTTCGTCCTGTGTGCCGACGGTAACCGCACACCGCTGACAACGCCCTGTCCGACTCGCGGCACGTAGCCCGCGCTTCCGCTCTCCGACCGGCGATCAGGTCGATCCGCACCACCTCCCTGATCCCAACCCAATTCGGAGACATACCCATGTCCGCAACTGATTTCTACGCCAAGCAGCCCTACAATAAAGATGCCTGGGGCCACAAGGCTTACGAGGAGTACAAAGACCTCTTTTTCTTCACCGGCATGCTCGGCCAGGGCGAATCCGCCATCGTTGAGCACATCACCGAACTGTCCAAGAACAACAAGGGCGAGTCCGGTGCATGGCTGCACTCCATTGCTGACATCCACGGCGGTGGCGTGTTCGGTGACAACACGCTGGAAGGCCGCTTCCGCAGTCTGGACCCCAGCTTCATCAAGGTCAACTACGACCAGCTCCGCAACGGCATCGTGACCAAGGGCCGCGTGTCCGAGCAGAAGTCGGTCATCGACACTCGCAAGATGTTCCGCAAGAAGATGGCCCGCTGGCTGGCGGAAACGCTGGAGGAGCAGGCCATCCTTACTATGTCTGGCCTGTCCTACTCGCTGAACCTTGACGGCTCTGCCCGTTCGGTTCCGGCAGGTCAGGATGCGTGGACTTCGCTGGATTACGCATCTGATGTGACTGCGCCGACCGCCAACCGTCACGTCCGCTGGGATGCCTCCACCGGCTTCGAGGCTGGTTCGACCGCTTCGGTGGATGCCGCTGACGTGGTGAAGTACGAAATGCTGCCCGATCTGGCGGCACTGGCTTCCACCCGCAACCTGACGCCGCTGCGCATCGGCGGCGAGGAAATCTTCGTGTGGCTGGTGCATGAAGATGCCTTTGCCGCGCTGTGGAAGGACGCCAACTTCCGTACCGCCGTCGTCGGCGCGGGCGCGCGTGGCAATGAGCATCCGCTGTTCAAGGGCCGTGGCTACCTGACCCTGAACGGCATCCTCATCAAGCCGTACAAGCGCGTCTATACCAACAAGAACGCGGCTACCAAGTGGGGCGTCGGCACTGTGAAAGGCTCCCGCTCGCTGCTGCTGGGCGCGCAGGCACTGGCGATGGCGGATCTTGGCCCGGTCGGCTGGGAAGAAGAGTTCTACGACCTCAAGAACCGCTGGGCGCTGGGCGTGGACAAGATGGCGGGCTTCCTGAAGCCGAAGTTCATGGACAGCTACACCGGCACCGTCGAGGACTTCGGCATCATCGCCGTGGATCACGCGCTGGCCTGACCTCAATAACGCCAGCGCCCGGAAGGGCGCTGTGCGTTTCACCCTGTATCCCATTCCAAAGGAGTAATCCACATGGCAACCAATGCCTATAGCCGCCAGAGCGCCAAGTACGTGATGGTTGATCTCGGCATCGCCAACATCGGCAACGGCAACGGCTACACCGCCGTAATCCCGCGTGGCTCGTTGATCGTGTCCGCCGGCATCTACACCGAAACGGCATTCAACTCGGCGACCACGACCACGGCGACCATCACCGATGGCACCACGGCGCTGGTGTCGGCCGTTGATGTCAAGACCACCGGCATCGAAACCGTGGCCGTGGCGCAGAAGTTCTACGCCGATGGCGGCACGATCCAATTCAACCTTGCCGAAACCGGCGCTGCGGCCACCGCAGGTCGCGCCATCGGGTACGTGTCCTATATCCAGCTCGGCAACGAGTGCAGCATCCAGGAGTAATCCTGTTCCGGCGGCCCGGATCGCCGGGTCGCCGTTTTCTTCAATCCCCCGGAGAGTCTTATGCAGTTCCGTTCCCCGAGCGGAGAAATCCGCGTGTCCAACGTGTTTGGTCATTCCGCCGTCGTTGGTGTGGAATGGATCGAACTCCCCGAAATCCTGCACCGCGACGCAATGGCTGCTGGCTGCGAATGCGACCAGACCCGCGTGACCACCGTTGCGCCTAAGGCGGAAAGCGCACCGGATGCACCCAAGCGCCCAGCCAACGAAACCGAAGTCATCCGCGAGGCCATCGAGCTGATGCTTGCTCGCCGTGATGACCCGGATTTTCGTGGTGACTTCACCGCCGACCAGACCCCGAACGCGAAGGTCGTGGCGAAGCTGTGCGGCATGAACGTAAGCAAGGAAGCCGTGATGAACGTCTTTGTTGCGATGCAGAACGAAGCCGCGGAGTAAGACATGGCCGAAGCCTCCGCCCTGCTGGCCGAGTACCGCCGCAGGGCGGATGACCGTGCCGAGCCGTATTTCATATCCGACGCGCAAGTGCTGGTCCTGCTGACGGAAGCCGAACAAGAAGCCTGCCAGCGGGCGCATCCGATCTTCGATTACGACACCGATGAAGTGGTGGAGTACGCGATTGCCGCAAATCAGTCGAGCGTCACGCTTGACCCGCGTGTATTGCGCGTGGATCACGCCACCTTCACGCCAGACGGCGCGTTGCGCGGATGCCGTATCGAGCTGACCGGCATCGACGCGATCCGCGACATGCAGGACGGTCGCACAGTCATTGCCAGCCGGCCGACGCACGCCGCCCACAGTGGCCGCAGTACGCTGACCATGTACCCAGCGCCAAGCGTGGCCGGCACGCTGCGACTGGACGTGTACCGCTTGCCGCTCTACGACATTGAAACCGATTCGGACGAGCCGGAAATCCCCGCAGAGCTGCACATGGGGCTGGTGGATTGGGTGCTGTATCGCGTGTACGACACCCCCGACATGGAGCTGACCGATCCACAGCGCGCACAGCGGGCACTAGCCGACTTTACCGTGCGCTTTGGCGAGCGGCGCACTGGCGATGCCCAGCGCCGCCACCGCGAACGCCGCCGCGTCACGGCCAGGAACGTCTATCCGTGAGGCGACAAGACCCGCCAATGGAAAGCATGATCGGCTTTCCTGCTGGCCTGAACAACCGCGCCGACGACACCGCCAGCCCGAAGAGCGAAGCCGGCGCACCCATCGCGTTGCGCGAAGCGGTGAACGTCTCGCTGCACAACGACGGCTCGCCGTTCCGCCGCCCCGGCCAGACGCAGCGCGTCACCGGCAAGGCGCATTCCCTGTTCGCCTTCCACGATTGGCTGCTGTCCGTAGTAGATGGCGAGCTTCGTGGCTACCGGCAGGGGAGCGATGGCAGCCTGACGCAGGATGCCGTGCTGGCAACGGTAGGGGATCGCTTCTGCACATTTGCCAGCGATGACTTCAGTACTTGGTGGAGCAATGGCGTGACTGGCGGGCGCATTGCTGAGGATCTGAGTGTGCATCCGTTCTGGGTGGATACGCCTGCCCCGGTGACGCTATCCAGCACCAGCGGCAGTCTTGCCAAAGGTCGCTACGAAGTCAGCCTGACGGCCATTGATGCCGATGGGCGAGAGTCTGGCGCAAGTGGTGCGGTAGGCATACAGGTGCAAACCGGGCAAGGGATTGCAGTAGCATTGCCTGCGGCTCCTGTGGATGCTGTGCGTTGGCGGTTATACGTGACGCCGCCGGACGGGGAGGTGCTGTACCAGCAGGCAGAGCTTGCGATTGGTGCCACCAGTGCCGTCATTGGCAACCTAACCCCGCTTGCTGCGCTGGAAACGCAGTGGCTACACCCCATGTTGCCGTGCCAATGCTTGCGCTATGGGCATTCGCGTTTGTTTGGGCTTGCTGGGAATGTGCTGATCTGGTCGGAGGCATACAGGCTTGGCCTGATGCACCCGGATAACCATATTGTCTTGGGCAGCGAAGCCACATTGCTTGAGCCTGTAGGCGACGGCACCGATGCCGCTGGCGTGTGGGTAGCGGATCACAAGCGCACGTACTTCATGGCAGGGGCAGACCCT